CATAGATTTCCAAATCTTGCATGTATGAAAATTAGCGGATATATGAAATCGCAAAAATATGACGTAAAATTAATTACTGATTACGAAGAAATAAAAAATAATAATTTTGACAAAATTTATATATCAAAAGTATTTACCGATACAAATGTTCCAGATTGGATATTGCAACTACCTAATACTGAGTATGGAGGCACAGGTTCCTTTTATGATAAAGCAAGGCCACTTCCTGATTATATAGAACACCATAAACCAGATTATCATTTATATGATGAATGGGTAAAAAATCAATTAAAAAGTGGGCGAGGTAAACCGTTAGATTATAAATATTATACTGATTATTCAATAGGATTTACAACTAGAGGTTGTTTTCGTAAATGTGAATTTTGCGTAAATAAAAATTATAATAAAGTAGTATTACATAGTCCTATAGATGAATTTCTTGATGAAGACAGAAAATATATATGTTTGTTGGATGATAATATATTAGGTTTTAGTCAATGGAAATTAATATTAGAATCATTACAAAAAACAGGTAAAAGATTTGAATTTAAACAAGGAATGGATATAAGATTAATGACAGATGAAAAAGCTAGAATGTTAGTTGAAAGTAAATACATAGGCGATTACATATTTGCATTTGATAATATTGCTGACAAAGATTTGATTGAAGAAAAATTAAAACTTTGGAAAAGATATTGTACTACAACTGCTCAGACAACAAAGTTATATGTATTTTGTGGATTTGATAGAAACGATAAATGGGATTATGATTTTTGGGTACAAGATATAAAAGATACATTTGAGAGAATTAAGATACTTATGAAGTATGGATGCTTACCTTACATAATGAGATTTGAACGTTATAAAGAAAGTCCATATGCTGGTACGTATATAAATTTAGCAAGATGGTGTAATCAACCTAATTTCTTTAAGAAAACAAGCTACAGAAAATATTGTGAAATGAATCAAGAACGCACAAAAAACAGTATATGTTCTGCTATGAGATACCTAAATGAATTTGAATTAAAACATCTAGATATAGCAAAAGAATATTTTGACCTAAAGTTTGAAGATTTAAATATGTATAATAATATAAAATAGGAGGTATTATGAGTAGTACAAACAGAAGTAAAGCAAGAGATTTACATATAGCAGATTATTATGTTACACCAATTCCTGTTATTGAGCGAAAAAACTTGGTTTGTTACTCGTTCAGACATGGAGCGTCTGTACGGGAAAGAGCCGGAAATTATATCTATAAAGAAGTTTATTTCGATCGGCTCAAGGATCATGAGTCTTGGTTAAAATCTTGGTTAAATCTTGGTTAAATGCTTTACTTTTTAACCAAGATCCAATTCGATTTTTGTTGATTTGTTAATATTATAATGAAATATGAAATAAATATTAATATAAAATTATACATAATAAAGGAGAGATTATATGACAAAACTAACTAATACATGGATTCATGGAGATTGTATGAAAGAATTACCGAAAATACAACCCGAAAGCGTAGACTTAATTATTACATCACCACCATATCACAATCTTAGAGTTTATTCAAATGACCCTGCTGACCTTTCAAATTGCGAATCTTATGAAGAATATTATTATCTTCTTAGTTTAGTAATTGAAGAATGTTATAGAGTATTAAAACCAGGTGGTAAATTTATAATCCAATTCGAAGATTATAATTATACTATTGGTAGAGATGGTAAGCGTGGCAAAGAATGTATAGTAGGTGGAATTAATCAAATGTTTTTAGACAAAGGGTTTACTTTGTGGACAGAAGCGATATGGGAGAAATACACAGCACAAAGAGCTATGCTTGCCGATGGTGCTTTGTGGTATAGAAACTTAAAAGACAAAGATACACAATTAGCTGCAAATTGGGGGTATGTATATGTTTACCGTAAAGCAGGAGAAACAGAAAAAGCGATTGGGGCAGACATTACATTAGAAGAATGGGCAGAATGGGCAAGCGGTGTATGGAAAATACCTAATAGTGGCATAGGACATACAACGCCATTCGCCGAAGAATTAGTTAAGCGTTGTATTAAACTTTGGAGTTATCCAGGTGATACAGTGTTAGACCCATTTGCAGGTGCAGGTACAGTGAACTACGTTGCTATAAAAAACAATAGAAATGCGATAGGTATAGAATTAAGAGAAGATTTTTATAATCTTGCCATAGAAAAAAGATTTAGTAAATTTACAGATGAAGATTATATACTTAAAGATTCTGTGCAACAAATGACTGAAAGATTTATTAAAGAAAAAGAAATTGCAGAGGCAGGGAAGGAAGCGAAAGCAAAAGAAGTTGAAGAAAAGAAACAATTAACTGCAAAGAAAAAATCTTTACAAGAAGAAATTAAACTACTTGAAGCACAATTAATTGAATTAGGAATGAAAAAATCAGAAATTAAAAAACTGAAGGATGGGATTACCATTGATACAAGTAGCAGTTCCGAAAGATAAGATTACATATATTCGTACAATAGAAGGTAGAAGATTTAAAGACGGTTTCTGGTATTTTCCAGAATCGTCTTTAGACAAACTAAAACAATTAGGTTTAGTAAGTGGAGAATATAAAACAAAAGAAAAAGAATACAAGCAATTTGACTTATCTTCATACTTATATAAATATCAAAAAGAAATAATAAATACAGCATTAAATGAAGGTTGTTATGCTATATTTGCCGATACGGGTACGGGAAAGACACCGATGGGGCTTGAAATAGCAAAGCATTATAATAAAACTTTAGTTGTATGTCCTTTATCTATAATAGAAAGTGCATGGATTGAAGATTGTAATAAATTTTATCCAAATAAAAAGATAGTATCTCTATGGCACAATAGCAAAAACAAGCGAATTGAAGCACTAAACGAAGATGCAGATATATATGTTATTAATTATGAAGGTTTAAAAATCATTTACAATGAAATACTAAAGAAAAATTTCGACTGTATTATAGTTGATGAAAGCAGTAAAATGAAAAACCATACATCACAAATAAGCCAAACATTACTACAATTAAGCGAACATATACCACATAGATACATATTAAGTGGCTGTCCTGCACCTAATCACAATAGTGAAATTTTTGCACAAATGAAATTTATTAATCCAGAAATATTTGGTAATAATTACTATGGATTTTTAGCAAGATACTTTACTCAAGATATGGCTAATCCACACAGATGGTATCAAACACAAGAAAACAAAGATATGTTTTTTAATAGATTATCTTTACAAAGTAAATTTTTAAAGAAAGAAGATTGTGTTGACTTACCAGACAAGGTATTTGAAATTAGAAAATTTACTTTAGGAAAAGAACAAAATAAATACTATCAAAATATTTTACAAGATATAAAAGATAATATTAACCAATGGAGTAAGTTTGAATTTACAGCCAAATTGATGAAATTAAGAGAAGTAATATCAGGATTTATCATTAATAAAGATGAATCCATTACTGAATTTGAAACAGAAAAAGATAATGAATTAGAAGTAGTATTAGAAGAAATAGGGAATAAACCTGTTATAGTATGGTGTCAATTTATATATGAGATAGAAAAGCTTGCTAAAAAGTTTAATGGAGTAGCGTTACATTCGCAGATTAAGAATAGAGAACAAATTATAGAAGATTTTAAAAACAATAAAATAAAATTATTATTTACGCACCCTAAACTTGTAGGACATGGTTTAACGTTTACGAATTGCAATTATAATGTTTATTATTCACTTAGTTTTAGTTATGAAGAATTTAAACAAAGTCAAGACAGAATACACAGAATAGGACAAACAAATAAATGTACATATATTATATTACAAGGCAAAAATACAATAGATGAATTTATATATAAATGCTTACAGAATAAAAAGAATATAGTGGATGAATTATATTTAAGTTTATCTACTTGACAAAATATAAATATAATATTATAATAAATTTAGATAAAAGAGAAACAATTAAATTAGGGAGTTGAAAGATATTTGACAAGGGAAGAAAAATATTGGCTACCATCTTGTCAATCTTGTAATAGTAAGAAAAACAGAAAAACAATAAATGAATTTTTAAAATGTAATGATAATAATGGATTTAATTATAAAAGATATCATAAAATTTATCTATGGATAAGATATGATTGTAAAAAGTATAAAAAACAAAAGTGTAAAAATACAACAAAATAACAATATAAAATATCTCAAAAGACTTATATTTTTAAATAAAAATAAATATAAAAAATAATAAAAGAATGGAGGTTGTTTATGATTAAATGTTGGGCTATCTATAAATATACTAATGAATTAAGCGGATATAAAGCTAAATCATTTGTTGGTGAAACATATGATGATATAGAAAGAAAAGTAAAAGCATGGTATGTAAGGCTAAAGAATATTGAGTTAATTGATGTTGCTGATGCTATTTACTATGACGGAAATGAAGATGATGAAGATTTGGATGATTATTAATTTAAAATCAAAGAAAGATTTGATTGAAAGGATGACATGTATATGTATTTAAAATTAAGTAATTTATTAGAATCTTTGGCTTTTAGGTTTAAACAAAAATCATTATACTTTGAGTTGAAGCATTACTTAAAAAACAACGAATCATATTTAAAGAAAACTCATTACTGGGAAAGAGCTATTGGCAAAACATATACACTAGTTAAATTAGCACATAAGTTTAAATGTCCCATTATTGTACCTTCTCAAACAACTGGTCTGCACATTCTTTGTATGTGCAGAGACTTAAATATTAATAATATTCAAATAATTTACCCCAATGAATCAATTAGAGGTAAAAAATATGATAAAATCTTGTGTGAAGAAGGCGTGGATATAGAATTCATTAATAGAAAATTAAAATGTAAATGTGTTGTTGGGTTTGTTAATGTAGATGATTTATATTATAAAAATAATTTTTCACAAGAATATGATTGTACTTGGATAAAAAAGGAGGATGTATATGAATATTAAAGTTGTTGATGAATCTAAACCTGATGTTTTTGAAGAAAAAGTTAATGAGTTGTTAAAAATGGGCTATAAAATATCTTCAACGTCTTGTGGATTTGTTAATAGTGCTTATGATTTTTGCTCTGTATATCAAGCTATTTTAATTAAGGAATAAGAAAACAGGAGGAATGTATGGATATATTAAAAAAATTGCCACACTATATGAAATATATAATCAATACTTATCCGGATGGTTGTGCTGCTTACAATTGGATTCAATGTTGCTATAATGAAATTTTAGCAGATAAAAGGCTTCCAAAAGAGTATGAAGTAGAAGATATATTAGAAGATTGCTTAAAAGAATTTCATTATGAAGATTTAGGATTATGTGGATGCGGATGCCCAGAAGAAACTTATGAAGTTATCAGAAAAATTCTTAATATACAATCTTCTAATGCAAAATGGGAAATAAAACAACAACAATTCTCAGAACTTTGTAATGCAGATATGGATAATGCAAATTATAGTGGGTTAATTCAATTTGTATTGTATGTTTTAGATGATAAAGGTTTTCTCAAACATGGAAGTAGTATTAGTAGTGCATGGTTAACTGAAAAGGGTAAAATTTATCTTGATTTGTTGAATATGTGGAAAGAAATTAAAGGTAAACAATAGGAGGATATATATGAATAATAAATTCAAAAACGGAGTATCCAATCTGTTATTTAAATTTAATAATGGCAAATATGAAAAAATAGATGATAAAAGTTATTTTATATATCATGACGACATTATGAAAGAATTTGTATTTAATTATCGTCATACAGTGCCAGATGATGAAATTGCAGTATTTTTATATAAAATATTTCTTACAAAACCAGAAGAATTTAAAGAATTAGTCAATAAAGGCAGAGATATACTTTTAGAATATTTTAATGAACAAGAAAACTATAAACAATGGTTACTTGGAAAAGAAAATGAAAACGAATATTGGATTTAAGTATCATAGAGATGCAGTTGGAGCTATAAATATACGCAAAAAGTATCTTGGTGAAAACCAAGTAGTTGGGCTTATGGCGTCCCCCATTGGTATTCGGTATGAACCGAATATGCAATGTAGCCTGTAGCAATACAGGAAAGAATCTGCCGACTTTAGTCGTGCAGAGTACGTCAAGATGGTAGAAAATTTTATTTAGAATATTAATATATTTTAATTTTTACTCATTTTCATTGAAATTTCAATGATATTGTGCAAATTTTAAAGAAAGGAGACGATTTATACGAAAACATTTTTAATTCAAACTGTTAATAAGATGATAGTACACGATTTTTCATTTACACTTATTGAAGCAATTAGATATCATAATTGGCTTTATGATGATGCTATATACAATTATGTATTATCTGAAACAACAGATAGACCAAAAATTAATCCAACACAATATTATCCTTTGGAAAATGTAATTCCTATTGGTACGGTAGAATTTGTATTAGAGTATCTTAAAAAGTATTATAATATCGACAATGTAAAACCATTAAACATTCCACCAGTGTTAATGAAACCAGAATATCTAAAAAGACATGTAGAATATATGTTTTTTGATGCCGACAATTATATATATGCCGAAGATAAGCCAGTATTTGTAAAAAGTGCAGATAAAATTAAGGGCTATACAGATATTATATATAGGAATCAAAAACTACCTAAAGGATTATACCTAATATCAGAAGAAGTTAATATAGATTCAGAATGGCGAGCATTTGTTTACAATAATGAATTAGTGGGACTACAAAATTATTTAGGAAATTTTACATTGTTTCCTGATGTTGCATTAATTAAACAAATGATACAAGATTATAAATCAGCACCAAAAGCATATACGCTTGATGTTGGCATTAATGAAAAAGGTACATTTATAATAGAGTGCCATGTCTTCTTTAGTTGTGGGCTATATGGCTTTGCAGATTACAAATTATTACCTTTGATGTTTATATCGGCTTGGAATAAATTAGTGAATAAAACAACAATTTGAATTGAATTTAATATAAAAGGATTGGTAAATTTATTATGGAATTTCTTAGTCAAAAACTATATCACAATCAAATTATAAAAGAACAATACAAAAATGGGAAAGAATTATACATTATAACTATGAACGATAGTAACAAATATGTGCTTTGGCACAACAACAAACAAATAGCAGTATCTAAAAATGTAAATGAACTACATAAAAAAATAAAGAATTATTGAAAGGATGATTATATGGAAATTGAAAGCACACAAGTATTTGGTTTTGAAGCTGCTATACGTGCAATGAGAAACCCCTTAAATTCACATGTTAAAAGTGATAGTAAATTTGAACAATATGATGACCCGCTTTATTGGGCTAAAAACAATGCTAACGAAGAAAGATTTATATTAGGAGAAAAAGATGCAGAATTGTCACAAAAACTAACTAAAGCAGGGACAGAACATTGTAAACACTTGCGGTTTATTACCGTATGGTGTGATATTACTGCTCCCCGTTTTTGGTGGCAGGAAATGGACACGTATAGACATGTAGAAAAAATTTCAGAATCAACAATGCATACTCTAATGAAAAAACATATATCAGAACAAGACTTTGAAAAAGACAATGTTCCTGCTACATTAATTGAAAAAATAAATACATATATTGACTTATATCAGCAAACCGATGATGTAGAAGAAAAACACAATTATCTTATAGCATGTAAAAATGTATTGCCTGAAGGTTTTTTGCAGAAACGTACAGTATGTACAAATTACCAAACGTTGTTAAATATGTATAAGCAGAGACAACAACACCGTCTTTCTCAGTGGCGATATTTTTGTGATTGGATTTTAGATTTACCTTATTTTAAAGATTTGACAGGAATTGAGGTGTAATATGTTAACTTTACTATCATGGATAGCAACAATAGGAAGTATAATTGGGAATATTGGAGTAATTAAAAAGAAACTATGGGGAATGCAGATATGGACTTTTGGAACTGCTATTTGGATAGTCTACGCTATACTAACACACAATACAGCACAATTAATCATGTTTTGCTTTTATGAATGTTTAAACATATACGGATGGTATCAATGGAAACAAAATAAATATTAATATAAAATGGAGGTTTTATCGTGAATAATTTTGAAAAACACAAACAAATATGTGAAAAACTAAATGAAATTTATCAAGCCAAGAATAGAGATTACGGAAATTCATTCGGCGAGATGTATAAAAAATTAGGTATTATTTCTGCTATTACAAGAATTGGCGATAAATACAACAGACTTGTTAGTTTAGGTACTAAACCCGAAAGTGAAAGACGGGTTAAAGACGAGACTATAAAAGATACGCTAATGGATTTGGCTAACTATGCAATTATGACAATTATTGAATTAGAAAGTGAGGAATAGTATGTATTTATATCTAGCAGGCGCATTAACTTATTATTATAAAAAAGGTCAATTTGATAAAGCTACAGAATGGCGAAATAAAATTATTAAATGGTGTAAAGACAACAATATAAAATATTTTAATCCAGCAGATACATATTTAAATGAGAGAAATCATATGTATTATTATAAATTATGTGTAGACCAGAATAGACATTTTCTTGATAGAGCAGATATTTTAATTGTAAATCTAAATGGAATTAATTATTCTCCAGGAACGATGTGGGAATTAACCTACGCAAGCGAAAAAAGAAAGATACCTATTATAGCAATAGGTCATAAACATTGGTCGCCTCATATTATGTATGGAATAAGTCACCTATGCAAAAACGAAGATGATGTAATTGATGTGTTGAGTAATATGTTCTTGTAATTAATATATTTCTCAGAATTGTTACACAAAATTGCTACAGAAAATGGGTTTGTTATACAAGAAATCAATGAAGATTTAGGCCATATCCATCAACCACTAAACCATTTTGCTTTTGAAACTCTTTGACTGCTTTTTCTGTAGCAGCACCAAAACTTCCAAATCTATCATGTTTAATTCAATTTTCATTTTTTTTAGTCCTCGCTCTCTTTTTGTTTGCGACGTATAACCATTCTTGCATAGAGTGTTCTTTGCTTCCCGTTTTCCGTTAGCTTAAATCTGCCTCCATCTGCGGTAAATTCTTTGTCAATTCCCAAAAATTCAAACTGGTCGGGATTATGTTTATTAGCAAATGTTATAGGTACGCCCATTAAACCGTAATAGTCACATGGAATATCAGCTGTTCGGCTAACTTCTATTGCATCAAAGTTATCATACTTCGGATATAACTCAGGTGAGTATTTCCTAAATAAAGTCATATCTTCGTGACGCTTTTCAATATCAAGATTTGTAAACCAGCAAATATTTCCCATACGACGCCATTTTTGACCATTTTCATCAATCTTGAAATCTGTTTTCTTTTCCTCGTATGTATCTGGAACAGCAAACCAAAAATGACCACTCATATAACCTAGCCATATTTTGTTATCACGAAAAAGAGGCATAACCTCACGATATGTTATGTTATTTTGATTTCCAATTATTAAAAAGGACTTATTATACTCCATAAGTTGAGCTATATATTCACGAAATAAAGAAAAAGGAGGATTAGTTACAACTATATCAGCTTGCTTCAAGAGCTCCACACATTCGTCGGAACGAAAATCACCATCACCTTGCAATAAAGTAAGTGTATTTTTACGATTTCTTAGAAGATACTCCACATCTGCAAGGTCAACTCGTCCGTCTTGATTTTCGTCTGTCACTTCAGATATTTCGATTTTATAAGGCTTCCTTTTACTTTCTTCTTTCGCAATAACTGATTCATTACCGAACAAATCTAACTGCGTGTAAATAATAGGTGACGATGCGTAACAAGTAGCTATAAGCTTTTTTAAACCTAATGAATTAAAATTCATTGCAAAGTATTTGAAGAAGTCACTTTCAAATGGGTCATCACAATTACAAAATACAACTTTATCTTTAAAATGTGATTTGTAATGCTTTAATTCACTTTCAATAAGTGAAAGCTGAGTATAAAATTCGTCTTGTTTGTTCCTTACAGAACTCGTTAAATTACTATTTCCTGCTTTTTTTGACATTATTCACAATCCTCCTTTCCTGTATCGCCAGTCATTTCTACTATGTCAGCTAAATCACAGTTCAGAGCTGTACAGATTTTAGCCAGTGTCTCCATTGAAACATGGTCGTTTTTACCTAATTTAGCAATTACATTCGAGCTAACTCCTGCCAATGCAACTACTTTGCTAATTTCCTCGATAACTCTCTGTCCGAAAGATGTCGAGAAAGAACGCTCAAACCTGCTCCAAAACAGAGCCTCGTCCGATAAAAGAGCAGCGTGGAATGGTCGATTTGTTTCAGCATTATCTAACCTGCGTATGGTATTTAATACGCAGTTGCGAAACTCGTCTGCAATTATAGCTCGATAACGTGCTTCCATTTATATAATCACCCCCTTACCTAAATTATGGTAGCGATTATATAATATCACTTATCGGCTCATATATCTATAGTTAAAAAAGAATTAAGGTTGAAAAGTGTCTTACAAATTAGTTTCTTCCTATTATATTAGTTTATTTATCGGCCTACGATTTTTCATCGTAGGCTTTCTTGATGTAATTAAAAATATTTTACTATTTAGGGTTCGCTGGTAAGATTGGCTGTAGGCCGAATATTAAAACAATCTTGTATTTTTTCTAATGGTTGTTTTGCCATAACCAAATCTATTTTCTTTATGCTAGACAAAGGAATTTTAACTACAGTTATGTATTTTTTGGGATTTAATATTTCATACATTTTATTATCAACTTCCTTTCTAAAAGTTCTATTCAACACCATTACTATTATCATTATTATCTCGTATGCAAGAAATCCTTCCAAAAACGCATGACTTGAAAAATTACCATTATTTTGAACTATAATTTGTTATTATATAAGTATCATATCCAGCAGCTTTTAATTTTGCAGCCATGGCATCAGCATTTGCTTTCTGACTATAAGCTCCAACTTGCACCTTAAATAGTCCATCAGCTTGAACAATATAAGTGTCAAAACCTTTCTTTTTAAGTTCTGCTACAAGCTTATCAGCATTTATTTTTTTACTGAAAGCACCAGTTTGAACCCTGTATAAAGAACCAGTTGTTGATGAAGTGGTTGATTCTGGTACATACTTGACACCAAAATAATCACATATACCTTTTGCATGTTCTCTTGCAACTTCTTTTTGAAAGTCAACATTAAGCATCAGCAAAGCTTCACGTTTATTGTCCATAAAACCATTTTCAGATAATATTGCAGGCATGTTTGTTTCTCTTAAAACATGGAAGTTGCTTTCAACAATACCCATATTCTTTTGTGGTGTTCCTTCCTTCAGGTATTTCAGAACACATTCTGCAAGTTTTCTTCCTTCCTTTGAACCAGGGTAAATATGAACTGAAAGACCCTCTGGATCATAAGCATCAAACTTTCCATCAAAAGCATTGTAATGAATGGAAATATAAGCATCTGCATTCTTTGAATTTGCAAGATTGGTTCTTATTGAAAGGGGTGTATCTGCATCTGTTGGTGCAACCAATAATGTTTTAAATCCACACCTTTTCAATTCAATATCCAAATACTTTACAACTTCACGATTAAATTCATTTTCATGAATAACTCTTCCACCAAGTTCAGGAATAGCAGGTGTTCTTTTTCCTGCTGTTTCCATACCATGACCATCATCTAAAGCAATCAATTTTGCCATTATTTATCATCTCACTTTCTTCAGAATTAGTTGTATTTCCTGAACTAACTCTTGCAGCATCAACCATTCCTTCACCGATAATGTAAGCAATCAGTGTGGAAGCTGCTGTGATAAGACCAACAACCTGTTCAACGGTCAGGTCATTCACACCAAAGGCAACCATCAATGCTGTTACAAAACCGATTACCGCTGCCCAAAACTTTCTGCTTGTCAGCTTCTGTTTCCAGTTAATCTTCACTGTTTTCACCTTCCTTTTTAACTTTTGATTTTTTGATACTTGAAAGCATCCATAATTCACCCGTTGTGAAAGCAAACCAGCACCCAATTAAAGTTACTGGTTCATTTCCAGTTTGCAAAAATACATGTAAAACGGCAGTAGTGAAAAGAATATTTAAGAAAATTACCAATGCCACAACAGCTTTGGAAAACCTGTTTTTCTTTCTTTTACTCATTCAAATCACCGTTTCTTTTATATTTCTCAAGTGCATCAAGCCTTTTGTGTGCTTGTTTTGCCGATTCTTCAACCCTAATAATTCTTTCCCTATCCTCTTTAATGTCATTTTTAACATTGTTTATTTCGCTTTTGATTTCAGCAATGCCATTACCAATATTTTCAAGTTTAACAATTACAGTAGTCATTTCCGTTGCATCCTGTTTATCATCAAGTTTTTGATTTCTTCTTAAATTGGAAATCCCAGCAAAGATACCAAAGGCTACTGACACACCTGAAATTAATAGTGCTACTTCAATTGTCATAGACATATCCCCTTTCTTAAAAATTACCTCCTTTTATAATTAAAGATGGAGGCAATTCTTTTAAATGAAATTAATGTTTTATTGAAAATAAAAATATAGCAGGATAATAGTTAAATTATCCTGCTACTGCACCAAATACTCAGCTACCGCTATTCCATATTCCTCAGGTACTACCTTCTTGTTCTACCTGAAATAATACTTCATAATACCATTCTCCTTTACCTGAAAATAACTACAATCTTTTTGTTTTCTCCTGCAACCCCTGATTCTTTGGCATATCCTGCTCTTTCAGCTATAGAAACATCAGACATTAAGTTTGTTTTAAAACAAACAGTAGTTGGTAAATATATTGTGATATATGGACTGTCAGTATGAGCCACAGCTAGATATGTACCTGTTGAGTCAAATGCTACTCCATACGCATAACTTGTAGGTAATATTGATGGGTCTGGCAGTTTCGTAAATGTATCCCCATTTCGTTTGTAGATTGTGATATATGGACTTTCATAATGAGCCACAGCTAGATATGTACCTGTTGAGTCGAATGTTACTCCATACCCTGTACTCGTTGGTAATATTGATGGGTTTGATAGTTTCGTGAATGTATCCCCATTTCGTTTGTAGATTGTGATACATGGACTGTCATCATGAGCCACAGCTAGATATGTACCTGTTGAGTCAAATGCTACTCCATACGCATAACTCGTTGGTAATGTTGATGGGTTTGATAGTTTTGTAAATGTATCCCCATTTCGTTTGTAGATTGTGATATATGGACTGTTAGCATGAGCCACAGCTAGATACGTACCTGTTGAATCAAATGCTATTCCACGCCCAGTACCCGTTGGTAATGTTGATGGATCTGATAGTTTTGTAAATGTATCCCCATTTCGTTTGTAGATTGTGATATATGGACTGCTATAATGAGCCACAGCTAGATACGTACCTGTTGGGTCAAATGCGACTCCACGCCCATAACTCGCTGGTAATGATGACGGGTCTGATAGTTTTGTGAATGTATCACCACTTCGTTTGTAGATTGTGATAAATGGACTGCTATTATGAGCCACAGCAAGATATGTACCTGTTGAATCAAATGCTACTCCATTCGCAGCATCTGTAGGCAATGTTGATGGGTCTGATAGTTTTGTGAATGTATCCCCATTTCGTTTGTAAATTGTGATACATGGACTGCCAGTATGAGCCACAGCTAAATACGTACCTGTTGGGTCGAATGTTACTCCACGCCCATAACTCGTTGGTAATGTTGATGGGTTT